ATGCAATGCACTGTATCGTGACCATGTTCCTGACAATCTTGTAGCAGTTGATCCTAATATGATATATGAGATACTGAAAAGCGAAGTTTATCTCAAGACACAATTGCATATACAAGGTCATAGCCATTTTGATAATCATGAACTGAAAAAACATTACAAGATCATACATTATGGTTACAAAGAAGGTTATGACAGTGGTAACAGTGCTATCTTGGTAGCATGCCAGAATGGTCACAAGAACATATACATGGTAGGCATAGATTACACTACTAACAATGTCTATTCTAACACACAGAATTATAATAAAGAAAGCCACTATAGTTTGCCTCCAGTATGGCAGACAAGGCTAACTAGGATAATGCGTCAATATAAAGACGTTAACTTTATAAGAGTCAATGGCAATGATTACACACCAAATGTTGACATGAACAATTTCAGCAATATTGCAATAGAACAATTTAAGGAGATATGCAATGAATTATAAAATGGTAAGAGCAGAAGATGGCATCGTGTGGGTGACACTACAACCACTCATGACAGACGTTAAACAAGCATTAGAAAATGCAAAAAACATAGACGTAAGTGCCATGGATGTTGATGAGAAACGTGGTGTTGACTTCACTATACTAAGCATGGAAGCAGTATACAACTTCTTAGGTAGTTTGATGACTGAGCAGAGTGTCAATGAGATGGTCGCTAAATCAAAAGAAACAACTGATAAAGGGAGCGTACACTAATGTTTGCCACAGACGTTTGGAATCGTAAATTCGATAACAAGAAGGTTGACATCATGAACAAGATGGTCACCGAACTAAGCGTTTACATGCATGAAGCAGAGTTAGACAAATGCATGGACTTCATGTTCACTATAGAATCTAGCAAGTTCGATATCAATCCTACAGTTAGCGATTGTCAATCACAACTTAAATTGATTCTTGGCACTGATCGTTATCAAGAGATCGTAGAAAAATGGAAGCAAAACAACCAAAAGTTGTTGTCAGTGTTTGGTACATTGAAGTACAAAAGTAAACTAGACAGTAATGATAGAACATTATACGATGGTCTAGATCCAGAAGACAATCCAGATGATTGGGAGAAAGTTTATGTATAACAAGGAGAATAATATGAGACAACCATTACCAACACGCGGTATGAGAACCGCAAAAAACAAAAGACCCAAACCACCAAAAAAGTGAGGTGATGTATGAAAAACACAACTAAACCTATAAAATTACCACAGACAAATCAACAAGGCAAGAAAGTTGGTGCTGATGCAAAAGCATGTTGGAGTGGTTACAGATATAGCGGCACAGTGAATGGTCGTGATGTCTGTACGCCTGTAAAGAAAAAATGAGTTATAAGCCAACAGAGACCATGGCAAACAATGCCAAACGTGGATTAAAAATGCGTGACGAAAGCACACCCAGCAATAAAGGCGGTACTAGTGTTGGCTTACAACGTGCTAATCAATTTGCAAAACGTGAAAACGTTAGCCTTGATACTGTCATGCGCACATATCAATTCTTGAGCAGAGCAAGAGTCTATTATAAGCCAGGCGAAAATACCAAAGGTACACAAGCATATCTAATGTGGGGCGGACCTGCTGGCTTGACGTGGGCAATGAAGATACTTAAGGATGAAGGAGTCATCTGATGTACGAACATCTTGTAGAGATCAATCGCATAAAGAATATGGATGAGCATCAAATACTGTTGAAAACTAGAAATTTCAAGTACATGTCATTCATGACAAAGGAACAATTCAATGAAGTTAGACAAGCAATCAGTGATAGATTACAAACGCATGGATATGAACTCACTAGCGCATGTTGTGGTAGATTTAGTGCCACTAAACTTAACAAAGAGTGATGGGAGCAAAATAAATGTCAGAAGAACAAAACAAACCAAAACGTGGTGGAGCGAGACCGGGAGCGGGTCGCAAGAAGGGCATGTTACAGAAACTCAGCGGCTCAGAGATATTGAAGCAGATACAACGCACGACAGGCAAACGCTTTGAGCAATTGCTTGCAGAGCATTATATGGAAAGCATGTTGCGTCATGATTGGCAAGCAGTCAGAGATTATGAGAAGACCATACTTGCTAAAGTTGTAGCAGACAAAGTTGATGTGACAACGAATGGCGAGAGCATGAATGCACAGTTCGTGTTTCCACAGCGTGAGTTAGCAGATTGGTCACAGATACCAATAACAATAACAACTGATGCAAAAAATAGAGATTGATTTATATGGTGAGCAAGCAACATTGCTCCGTGACATGCTTGATAGTGACAAGCATTGCATACATATCGTGCCTGTTGGTAGCGGCAAGACATTCTTAGCCAGCATAGCATTACCTATATTTGCTACTGACGTTCGCTATCATAAAAACAAAGATATAATATATTCAGCACCGACAGGTGCCATGATCAAGTCCCTCATATGGGAACCATTAAAGAAATCGTGCATCAATCATTTTAATTTACGTGATGGTATCGATATCAATAACAGTGAGTTAACTATAAAGTTTCCTAACGGTATTTTCATACGCTGTAAAAGTGCAGAACAGCGTGAAAACTTACGTGGTCTAAACGTTGGCATATGGATCGCTGACGAAGCGGCATTGTATACTAGTGATACATTGCAAGAGATCACAAATCGTTTGCGTCCTAGTGTGGGTCAACCCGACAGTCAAGGTAGATTGATCGTGATAAGCACGCCCAATGGCACTGGACCACTGTACGACCTATTCAAGATGGCTCTTGAAAGGCCTGAAAAGTATATCGTACGGCACTATAACTATGAGCAGATGCGCAGTGGTAATCGTAATTACATCGATGAACAGAAACGCATACTCAGTCCACTAAAGTTTGCGCAAGATTATCTATGCTCATGGGAGAGCGTGGCTGATCAGTTTTATTATTCATTCGATATACACAAACACACAGTGGATGACATAGCAGATAGACGTACTGACTTATACACCTTTCATGACTTCAATAAAAGGGTGATGACGGCAATAGTTGCACAAGTGATCGATGAAGGTTTGCCTACAGCACGATTAGAAGTGTTAAAGAGTTATGCAATCAAAGATTGTAGCACAGAAGGAATAGCAGATGCGATACGTCAAGACTTCCCAAAACGCAGACTTTACAGTATCATCGACATGAGTGGTACTCAAGTCAATCGTGACACGACTAGCCCATTCGGTGTCACAGATCGTATCATACTTGAGAAATATGGCTTCCAGATAGTCAATGGTCGCAAGAGCAATCCATTGATCTCAGATACAGACAATACTGTGAATGGTTTCATCAACGCAGACAGATTGCGTATCAAGAAAGACGATAAACTATTGATAGAAGCATTGACCACATATCATTTCGAAGATGGTACACGCAAACGTTTAGTCAAGTATACTGAACAGAAGTATGCACACATAGACGGATTAGGTGATTGCTTGCGTTATGGCATACATCATCTGTTCCCAATACAACATGAACAAACATTGAAAGAATACATAGGCATGGATCCAAGATATGCACGTATGAGTGATCCTGCTAACAAATATAAACCAGAGAGTCCATTATATCCAGGCGGCCCTACATGGGAAGATATCATCAATGGTGACGAAATAAATGAAGATTATCAAACATACTAAATAATAGTATGTCGGAGAACAAATCATGAGCAAATCAACTAAGAAAACAAATAAACCTATGCGTGAAAAGCGTCATTATAGGACACTGACTGCATATCAGCGCATGATGAAACGTGTCGATATACCAAAAGATAAAAGTAAATGCTGGTTATGGACTGGACCAGTGAATAATGCCGGTTATGGCATGATACGTGGAAACGACGGTGTACCTAAGATGATGACAGTTCATAGAGTCGCCGGCAAAGAAAAAGGTTTAGATTTAGAAAATCATGAAGTGCAACATACATGTTTGACAAAAAATTGCGTGAATCCTGATCACTTAGTAGAAGGCAACGCTAAATCTAGATCAGATAGAATCATAGCAAAGCATGGTCCTAATTATAATAAACCTAAAGACCCACATATGACTTGTTTGCATTGTAATAGAACAGATCATGTGACATGGTTCAGCCGTAAACATAAGCATTGTTATCCAGGCATGCTTAATGAATACAGTAAATATTTAAACAAGCGTGTATAAATACTAGATACTAGTATAGGTGACAATATGGACTTTGATATGATGGTCGAGATGTATGCAATCTCAAAATTTTACATACCACAAGATGATCATTATGATCTTGCCAAAGATGTCGTAAGATATCTTACCGATATGGGACATAGTGCGCAAGATATTGATCGTGCATTCGGTGAGTTTCCAGAAGTCATGAAAGCATTAGACGAATATAGCGTCTATACTCAAGAGACAGAAGATGTAATGGATATGGATCCACAAGAATATGCTGCCATGGAGCAAGAAGAATATCTTGACGAAAAGTTCGGTGGCGATTATTACGAATATCTTGACGACAACGAATAATCGTCAACGGAAAAAAATATGAATGTACATGAATTAACTCATAAGAATCCTATATACAACGCTGTCTATGAACAGATGTTAGCATACCAATATGCATATTTGGGGGGACAGATTTTTAAGACATACGTGCGTAAGAAAAGACCAAGCGAAGATAGCAATCTTTATATCGATCTAGTAAACAACACAGTCGCACAACCTATTTGCCGTTATATCGTTGACACTATCAATGATGTATTGTTTGAGCCAGGCATTAAACGTGAATTAAAATTCTGCACACCAGCAGGCGCGTATATCAATCCTGATAACACAGAGTGGGCACAACTGATGTTGCTTGATGCTGATCTACAAAACAGATCAATGGATAGTTTCATGGAACAAGTAGGTGACCTCACTAGCATCTATGGATACTGTTGGGTCTTTGTCGATATGCCTAAACAAGATGAAGGCAATCTAGGTAGACCTTATGTTGTCGCAGTCAATCCACTCAATGTATGGAATTGGGAATGGGAATGGTTCGGTGGCAAGCCCATGGTCAAGCATGTCAAAGTATTAGAAGCCGAAGACAAAGACAATTATTA